GGCACTCAACAGCGAGGACCAGGACACTCTGGTCGAGCTGCTGAACGCGATTGAGTAACGCGCAACTTGACCTGTAAGCGGAAGTCATAAAAAGACGCTCAAATATCAGTAAAAGATAAGAGGATTAGTGGCAAAAGATTGGAAGTTTATCCGCATTAGAAAAAGTCTGTACTCTGAGCTGGTAAAGCTGGCGACAGAGGCAGATGTGTCAACGGCTAAAATGCTCAATATTATTTTGGAAAAAGTAATAGATGAACATAAAAAAAATGTTGACAACAACAATCAAAGTTTGCTATAATGCAAGCATAGCAAAAGCAAAGGCTATAAGGGACTTTACAAAGATTAGACGGCAAATGCAGTGGAGCGGTAACCACTAATAAAACAACCGCCGAGAGCCTACCCTAATCAAAGCCTCACACAACCTGACTTGAGCTATCAATCCCATATAACAACAACGTCAATCAATAGCGAGACAGGCTACACCAAGTGAAAGCCTAGCGACTTGAGCGATAAGGGATAGTTGATGAACATTGACAATTTGGATAAATGAGAGTAAAACGGCGCGACTTTGCTCTCAACCGTATAACTGGACAGATAACCGGGTCTCGCTTTAGTTACTGTGTCGATACGAAACACAGGAGGTTGTCTGTTCAACTGGTAGCACCAATGTATTACGATACAACGAACAACGTTACCTCATTGTATTACGATACGCTGCGCTTGGTGCTATCAACTGGCTATATAAGTGGCGGAATAGGTAGACGCTAAAAGGAGAAGATGTAAGAGTCCGTTAGCTTCAAAGGGTCTAATGGCTGGTGTTGCGTTACGACGGGATTTAGAGCGATGGCCTGGAGTTATTCATGAAACCCACGAACAGCTTGTTGTTACCCGTCGGACAGCCCGACAGAACCAGGTAACGAGGCGTCCATGAAACGCCTACAATACCTCGACTCACTGTGATGTGCAAATCATCACCTTATATAGCCATCCAGTTATGCGGTTGAGATTAGTCGTCTTGAATACCGTTTTGCTCTGATTGTTGAGCATGATGTTTTTTGTCCACCCTATTTTGGCATCGTGCTTGACAATCAGAGTATGTGAGCGTCTGCGAGCGTTCACATACCTCTGAATGTTTCATATTCCACCATAGCTCAATAGGTAGAGCGCCTTGCTGTTAACAAGGTCGTTGTTCGTTCGATCCGAACTGGTGGAGCCATAAAGCAGGATGGAGAAGTGGTTATCTCGCTTGCCTCATAAGCAAGAGGTCGCTGGTTCAAGTCCAGCTCCTGCTACCATATAATATCAACCAATAATACTAGCAAAGGAGTATTATGGATAAAATCATCGTTATGTCAGATGACGAGATAGAGGTATTCACAAATGATATCACCAATATCAGTTCTGTCATCGAGTATACCGGTGGTAAGGCTCTTATGATTGAGGCTCTTACCATCGCCAAAGACCGCTTTGAAAACGCGGGCTTAGCGAAGCGAGCGGAGACACTCGCGCAAATCATAAATGCGTTAAAGGTGTCTAAATCATGAGTGTTTCACTAAAAGAGGTAATCACATCTGCTGGGTTCGACTTGGATAAAGTTGAGGACGCGGAGTGGTTACTTACTCGAGAGGAAGAGTTTTGTGAGCTTATTGAGCAAGCACAAGACCTTGTTGACTATTATGAGGAACATGATAGGTTCGATGAGAAACACCGTGAAGAATGTGAAGAGTGTCAACGAGCCTATGACGATCTCTACCAGGATTGCGCTGATGAAGCAAGGCTTGATGGCAATAAATAATGTTGAAAGGATAAGATATGAAAAACAATTTATTAGCAAAGTTTGAGAAAAACCAGCAAAAGATTGCTGAAGTCAATAAAAAAATTGAAGCTGAGGTCGGACACCTTATCTCCCAGCGAGACAAGCTCGAGGCTGCTAACGCAGAGATGCGAGAGCAAATCAAGCAGGCAATGGAGGAGAACGACATCAAGAAGTTCGACGGTGACCTGGTCGCTATCACATACGTCGCACCAACTACTCGTACCTCGTTTGATTCAAAGCGGTTCGCTGAGGAGCGTCCAGGTATCTACAAAAAATACCTCAAGACATCTGAAGTCAAGAGTTCGATCCGCATTAAGGTCAAAGCCTGATGAAAAAATACGCAAAAGAGTTTACTCAGTCGACTGCACCACAGCGGTCGGCTGAGTGGTTTTCAGAACGGCTCGGTAAACCATCGGCTAGCATGCTTGGTGATTTGCTCGAGGTGAAGCGAGATGGTGTCACACTAACGGCTAAAGCTAAGGAGTGTTTGAAGCAATTGGCGTTTGAGCGGCGGTTTGGCGTTATCTATGAGTCGTTTCAGACGAAAGCTATGGCAGAGGGTGTGTTTTTCGAGAATTTTGCCAAATTGGTATATCAAAAAGATACCGGCAATACATTATCTGAAGCTCATTCGTACGTTTCAGATTGGTTTGTGGCGACACCAGATGCTAAAGTGCTAGAGAATATAACAGGCAAGCATGGGCTGCTTGAATGCAAAGTCGTCGGCAATAAGACGTTCATGGGTATTATGGAGTTTGGTATTCCTTATAATCATGAGTTGCAGGTTCAAGGTCAGATGATGGCTTCTGGTGTTGATTGGGTGGACTATGTCGTGGTCAACCTCAAAACTAAGCACTATATTATTTTGCGTATTCTGCGGAATAATAAGCTCATCAAACGTATTTATGAGCGACTGCATAATTTACCGCCGCTGCCAGAACTGCACGATTTAGGTGTCAAGGAGTTTGACCCTAATTTGCTTACACAATACGTCAATGGCAACACTGAGATTGCTCAGGCGGAAGAACTAATATTACCAGATATAGGCTTTTAGGAGGTCATATGAAAATCAATGTAACATACGTTCCATCAGTTTACCCTCTCGGCACGACTGACGGGACAACATATACGGTTATACCAAGGAGGTAACCATGAAAGTTAAAAATATCATCTGTAGGGCTGGTTGGTATGCCCTTATAGTACTAGTAATTGCGATAGCACGCTACGCTTTCGCTGGTGGGCTAAATCCCCCTAAGACATTCAGCGAGGAGGAGTTATACTCAATAGCAACTAAGGATTGTCATAAACTGACTGCCCAGCGTATGGGTGTTGAGGAGAACCATCCAGCAGTATCTGCTTTTTGCAATTGCTACGGCACGACAATTGCTTCAAAATATAAGGGTATGCCCCAAAAAGAACTCATGCAACACGAACATGAGTTCATGGACATCGGCAAACAATGTGTTGCTGATATAAAATCACAATATCAGCAGGGAGGAGAACAATAAAATGGCACAATTAACATTTGTACTTGGTCGGAGCGGCACAGGCAAAAGCTCATCGCTGAGAAATATGAAAAAAGCAGACGGTGTTGGTTATATCACTGCTACAGGCAAGCCACTACCGTTCAAAAATGATATTCCGCAATTCTATGCGAAAAATTATAGTGAACTGGTGGCGGCTATTAAAACCAGTAAAGCACCTATCGTAGTGATTGATGACTTCAACTACTTTATGAGCTTTGAAGAGTTTTCGAAAGCTGGTATTAAGGGATACGACAAGTTTACCGAAATGGCTGTCAACGTGGTCAATATCATTGAATTGATTACGAAAAAAGGCACAGACCAGCGTTTTTACATTTTGGCGCATAGCGAACAAAATGACGAAGGCTTGTTGAAGCTCAAGACTACTGGTAAAATGGTGAGCGATAAGTTTGTCCCAGAGGGGTTGACCAACCAAGTTGTTGAGACGGCAGTGATTGACGGTGAGTTCGTCTTTAAGGTAAAGACTGACGGCACAGGTATCAAAACACCTTTAGGTATGTTTGAAACTGATACTATTCCAAACGACCTCAAAGAGTTAGACAAAGCAATTGTAAACTTTTATGAATAAAGGAGAATAATATGTCAGATGCAGAAAAGCTACAAAAAGAGTTGGCTAAAGAGCTAGAAAAAAACGATGTTCAGGTTGCAAAAGATGCAGCTGCTAAGATGAAGGAAAATATCTTGAGCGGGAACAGCGGCAACTGGCTTGGACTTGGCGTTCATGAAGTCTCAGTCGATAAAATTGAGCTAACTCGTGCAAATTCAGGCACCCTTGGAATGACATTTACTGTCAGTAATGCTGATGGTAAGACTGAAGTCACCATGTGGCTAAGCCAGGCAGCCTTGCCATACACCATTGAAAACTGTAGCCGTTTAGCTGTTCATAATGCCGAGCAGGACAAAAAAGATAAAGCTCGCAATTTCATGAGCAATATCCTTAGTGCTAAAGAGCTATTCGATACAATGGTGCAGATGTTAAAGGAGCGTAAAAAGGCAGGAAAGGAATTTGCCTGCTGGGTATCCATTAGGGAGAGCAAAACTCAGACTTACGTAAATAAAGACGGCGATACAGCCCCTTCTATCGAGCGTTCTTTGTTGAGCTTTAAGCCCAAAGAGGAGGCTAAAACTGTTGCGACTAATATGGTCAACAGTAGTGAGGGCGTAGACCTTTCAGAAATCCCATTCTAAATAACTAAATGTGAGCATATAGCTCACATAACGGGCAACTTGAGAATACTTTAGTCCTTTCCTTTAGACCTTTGCACTCAGGTTGTCCATTATGTGAGCTATATAGGAGTAATATGTTAGAACGAGATTTCAAAAGAAAAATCAGGTAAAGGCAGCAATTTCTCGTGAGAATAAGTCAAGGCTTAGAGATCGAATTAAAGAGGGACTTATCGGAACACTGAAAAGCTCAAAGGAAATGATTATCCGAAAAGCAAAAGGACTAATGCTTATTTTCATAGGTATCATTATCTTAGGGACTTTTGTGATTAACTTTGCAGGAATAGGAATGACAGGCTTTATGAACTCTACAAGCTCTGTGCTTACAACAAGCTATTTATCAAAGCCAAATGTCCTAAGTGAAATCAATCAGAAATTTTCAGATATGGAGGGTGAGCTTCAAAGTGAAGTTGACCATGTGAAAGAAAATTATCCCGGAT